ACAGCGTCGACCACGCTCTGGAACTCGACCAGGAAGCCGTCGCCGGTATTCTTCACGGTGCGGCCGCGGTGCTCAGCGATCTTCGGATCAACTAGCTCGCGGAGATGGGCCTGGAGCCGCGCGTGCGTCCCTTCCTCGTCCTCCCCCATCAGCCGCGAATAGCCGGCCACATCGGCGGCGAGGATGGCGGCGAGTCTGCGGGTCGAGGCCATGGCTGGGGCAGGCCCCCTGTTCGAAAGTGCGGTTCCGTTAACTGTAGCACAACTCGCGCATCAAGACGTGAGCGCGACGAGCCGGGGACCGCCCCGAAGTGTTTCCCTTCGGGGAGCGTACGGCATTCTCGCGGTGCCGTGCAGCGATCCCGGTGGGCGGTCGGAGGCCGGTTGGGTAGGGGGCGACGGCGGTCGGCATAGGCAGAGCGGGGTGCCATGGACCCAGCGAGGTCACTTGTCGTACCGACGGTGATCGATCGGTTGTGATATCATGATCACGACACTTGGCGAACGGCGAGCCGACACCAGCGTCCGGCAATTGATGCACGCGGTATTGGGGGCCTTATCCGCGCTCGGACGGCAGAGGGCGGAAGCCGCTCCAGGGCCCAACGGTAGACAGATGGGCTGACCCATCACTCACGTCGGCAATAGAAAAATGAGGCCACCCAACGCCGTGCAGAGGGCTACGCTCGACGAACTCGCCGGAGCTAAAATGTTGGCATATCGACCATTCGCCGGGTGACGAGAGCTGTCGCATGAACTACCGCCTACAGTGCGGCTGCATATATGACTGCCATGCAGATTAGCACCGAGATGTTTCCGCACGATATTGGACGTGCTCTCAATTGGATTGGGTCACAGGTAGGTGGTCGTGTCGAGAAGCGGGTAAAGGAGTTCAAAAACGAAGGCCGCCGAAACCCATTTATTGAGAGGTCCTATAGGAATACATATTCACTTGAATTCACTCTTGCTTATGCATGGCGTCAATACCGCACCACAGGAATCTTTCCTGAAGGTGGGGAATATAGCCTCACTTATGCTTTTGCAGGGATGACACAACGCATATACGAAAAGCTTTCAGTACCCGGACAGAAGCGGTTGCTCGGTTGTCTTCGGGATGGGGCCAAGGGTGAATATGGTTTCCGACCACTCGCTTACGAAATGACCATGGCCTCGCACTTAAGCCGGGAGGGGTACGATATAGAGTGTGTTGACCTTGAAAACAAAGGCCGATTCGATTTTCTAGCAAAGAAACATGACATACAATTTGAGATGGAGTGTAAAACAACATCATCTGATAAAGGCCGCAAGATTCATAGGAAAGAGCTTCATCTCCTTAGCTACGAGTTGCTTCCAATCACGACTAAGCTCGTTAACTCCGGTGGCGGCCATGCCCTTCGGTTGATTATCCCGGATCGGCTCGAAAGAAATAAAAAACAGCTGGGAAATCTCAAAGACATAGCAATATCGGCTGTCAGGGACGGAACTGCAGAATCGGATGTAGGCCAAGCCGAATACAAAGCGATTAATGTGGTTCACTGGCCGGAACCAGATCATGGATTGGAGATCGCCGCGCGCGAGTTACTCGCTAAGCTATTTCGCGACGCAGGGAATCGCCATGTGATAGCGCAGTTGAGCCCAAGCCGCGGGTTTGCAGCAATCGGAGTTGAGAGTAAGAAGTCCGACACCGTGGTTGACGAGCTTGCAAACGATGCCAAGGCTGCTGCCGATCAATGCACGGGAGGTAGACCGGCCCTGGTTATGATCCAACTCATGGAAATCACGCCCGATGAACTGGCGATGCTCAGTCAAACCAGAAGCGGGATCCAGTATGTGGCGCACGCGGTATTCAAAGACGACAAAAGAACGCACATCGATTCCGTAATCTTCAGCCTTCCCCCGGTCATTTCTCCACTAGGAATAGGGGGCAATGTGCTATCGGGCGTTGTGAGAGTAATTCATAATCCCTCACCTAAAATGCCGAGTGATGCCGCTCGCGGGTTATTCGGGCTCCCTGTTTCTTGACGGACTCTCTGCCACCCGGATTGGCCATATTGGGCGTGTTCCTACGGGTCGCCGACTTGCTACCAAGATGGGCGGCAGATTGATTCTCGCACAGTCGGGCGCAACTTTCACTTCCTGACGCGTTTTCAACCGGGCGTTTGACAGGGCTCGCAAGAAGTTAGAGCCTCCAACGGTATTCAAAAAACCTGTGCTGGCGACTCGGACACTGCCAAGACCGTCACGCGATATTGCGCAATTGGTTTCAGTCGTGACTGGGATATAAATAGCGACGAACGGGCGACGTTTAACAAAAGGCTTCTGGCGAGCACCGCGAAGCGACGATGACGTGATCGTTGAAAAACCATCGGGAGCCACTTCTCAAGCTCAAGATCGGACCTCCATCGACTCGTCGATGCGACGCTTGATGTGAGCGCTGCAACCGCGGAAATTCCATATACCGAAACCCTTTCTGAATCGGACGTCGAGAATGGCGCTTTTCCTCGCTTGACGACTGTCGAGTTTTTTTATACCGAAACAAGATGATTATGGTATAACGTGGATGACCAAGCGCGTTGGACTGTACCTTCGGGTTTCGACGAAAAATGGACAAACCGTCGACAACCAGCGCCAAGCTCTCACCGAGGCAATCGGTCGTCGGCAGGGATGGGTCATCGCCGACGAATTCTCTGACGAAGGCATCAGCGGTACCAAAGGCCGTGATAAGCGGCCGGAGTTCGATCGGCTTTTGAAAGAGGTCGTGCGCAGCAAGATCGACGTGGTCGCCGCGTGGTCGGTCGACCGCCTTGGCCGATCGTTGCAGGATCTGATTGGCTTTCTTGGCGCACTCAACGCCGCCGGGTGCGACCTCTATCTCGAAAAGCAGGCGGTTGACACAACCACCCCTGCCGGACGCGCGCTGTTTCAGATGCTCGGCGTATTTGCCGAATTCGAGCGCGCGATTATTCAGGAACGCATCCATGCGGGGCTTGCCAGGGCGCGACAGACGGGCACCAAAAGCGGTAAGCCGATCGGTCGGGCGAGGATCGGCGCAACGAAAGAAGCGGCAATCCGTTCAGCGCTGGCGAGCGGCAAGGGCATTCTCAAAACCGCGCGCGAGTGCCGCACTGGCACCAGCGTGGTGCAGCGCATCAAAGCCGAGATGGCCCGAGGCAATAACGCGACGCGAGAGGAAAGATGATACGAGGTGTCCGAGAACCAAAATCACGGGATCAGCCTGGCATTCAGAGGAGTTTTGATACCTCGCGAGCGCCTTATTCGTAGATCTCGAGCAGCTCGGTTTCCTCTCCCTCTCGGGAGCGCTCTCGGCGATGCCGGCGATCTGCGCCTTGGTCTCGCCGGCGGCCATGCGGCGCGCCATCTCGTAAGAGGCGTATCCCTTCATGTCGGTCAGCATCGATTCCGTGATCGCGTAGCCGCGGTGCAGGTGACGAGTGATCGGCCACATGGCCGAAAAAAAAGTAGGCGCGGGACCCGATGAAAAAATCCGGGCCCTATTTTTTCCCGGCCGCGATCTCCGCCATGCGGCGCTTGTATAGGTCGAGCAACGATTCCCGTTTCGGTTCTTCGCCCTGCCGCGCCACTATGCCGGCGATTTGCTCGAGTGTCTCGCCAGCTGCTTGACGCCGCATGACCTCGTAGATGCCGAAGCCCTTCATCGGCTCAACGAGGAGCTCGGTGCACCCCCAGACAAGGCTGTCGACTCGATCTGGTGAATATCCAGCAGCCCGACGATCAAAATCGGAGGTGAAATTCGTCATCTGGTCTTCGAGCTGCACGAAGGTGCCGATGTGGTGCATTCGGCCCTGCTCGTATAGTGCCGACACCGGTTCCGCCCTGGTGACCTTTCCTCGGGAAGCTCGCACGGCGGTAAAGGGAATGTTGGGGTCGACCATGCGGAGCGTGTTTTCCACCATTTCGCCGCCGTTATTGACCTCGGCGACGATGCGATCCGCATGATGTGTCCGATACGCGGCGATGGCGATTGTTGCCCACTCGATGGGTTGGTAGCGGCCCGAGATATCAGCCAAAACATAGCCGTGGCCCTGATGGTCTTTTCCCACTACAACGATGCCGGTTTCGTCCGCGTCCTCACCCGACGTCGACGCAGGGTCGATCGCAACAACAATTCTCGCCAGGTGAGGTGCTGCAGCTTGTCGGGCGGCATCAATGATGCTGTGGCTCCACAATGCGCCTGGGGTGTCCTCGAGCAGTTCGGCGTTGAGTTCTTGCCGGCCGAGGCGTGTTCCCTCGTATTTGCGGATCACCTGGTCGAAAAAACCCGGCGCCAAGTTTGCGCGATTTTCGTAAGTCGAACCGCGCGTCACGACGACGTCGCGGCCTTCCCGGGCCAGCAGTTCACGGATCAATTTTGTCGGCCGTGGCGTCGTCGCGACCAAGCAACGCGGCTTCCGACCCAATCTTAACCCAAACTGCAGCATGTCCCAAGTTTCGGGGCGCGACCAGGAGCCCAGCTCATCGCAAACCGCCGCGTCATGCTGTGGCCCGCGCAACCGCTCGGGCTCCTCGGCACTGTACGTCGTGGCAATAGCGCCGTTCGGCCAGGTCAGCCGTCGCTTGGAGGGTTCGTAAAGTGGTTGGAACCAAGGCGGAGCGACCGCGAGGATGCCACTCTCTCCCTCTACCAGGACATCGCGCGCATCGGCAGCGGTGGCCGCGACCAGCGCAATTCGACTGGCCAGCCCAAAT